CAGCTACACCCGCCTGTCCCTGATCAAGCCCGAGAATTTCTACCGCGACCCCGAGGCGACCTACATCCAGGATTCCATGTGGTGCAGCTACGAGGAGACCATCTCCCGCGGCATGCTCACCGACATGGGCTACGAATACGACCAGGTGATGGGGCTCAAGCTCGATTACCGGTGGCGTAGGAACCAGGAAGACTTCGCGCGTAAGGCGCACGACTCCTCCTGGACACAGCACGGCAGGACCAGCCGGGTAAATTCCCAGGAGCAGGTCACGTTCTACCGCACCTGGACCTGGCTATCGGCCGAGGATTTCGAGGGCGCGAACCTGGAGGGTTTTGAGCCCGAGGAAGGGTTCAACCTGTACGAGATCCATTGGTGCCACGGCGAGATCCTCCGATGGGAGGAGGAGCACGACGACCAGGAACACCCCTACGCCATCAAGGTGGTGGAGGAGATGCCTTTCTTCGAGTGGGCCGAGATGAAGATCTCGCACGCCGAGCACGGCATGTGTACCTCCGACGTCGTGGCGTTCACCCAGAAGGCGCAGTCCGGCCTGAAGCGGATGGTCTACGACAACCAAAGTATGGCCAACAGCTCACGCACCCTGGCCCTATCCGGTGCCCTCAAGAACCCCAGGGACCTCCTGGACAACAAGATCGGTGCCACGATATGGACCAAGCGCATGGACGCCGTTGCGGCCCTGCCCACACCGCAGCTGTCGCCGATGACGATGGATGCGATCAACCTGTTCAAGATGGACGGCGAGGAACGGTCAGGCATGTCTTCCCTGGCGAAGGGCATGAACTCCGACGCGGTGAAGTACCAGAACGCGGACGACATGATTGCCCGGCTTACCAATGCCGGTACCCGTCGTGTGACTGCGGCAGCCCGGGATTTTGCGAATACCTTCTTGATCCCTTTGTGCCAGTACGTTGTGAAGCTGGGGATGGAGAACGATAACAGCCAGTCCCTCCAGGAATACGCCGGGCAGCAGATCCCGATCGTACCGAAGCAGTGGCAGGATACCGAGAACCACATGGAGACCGCGGTCGCGCTCACCCCCGAGGAAGGCGCGATCATGAGCAACAAGCTCCTGACCATGCACGGTGTGGTATCCCAGGACCCCGAGATGGCCCTGTCCTACGGCGTGGAGCAGAAGCACGCCCTGTTCGACATGATCTACGACATGATGGGCGTAAGCGACACCAGCAAGATCCTGCTGGCACCGTCCGATCCGCAGTACCAGCAGAAGGCGCAGCAGCAAGGCCAGCAGGCGCAGCAGGCCCAGCAGAAGCAGGACCAGCTCACCGGTATCCAGGTCGAGAACCTCCAGGCGCAGACCGAGGCGACCCGGTCACGCGAGCAGCGTGAGTGGGCGAAGTTCACCTGGGATCAGACCGACGACATGGCCGACAACCTCCTGGCCGAGCAGAAGCAGACCTGGCTCGAGGACATCCAGCAGCAGGAGATCGACCTGGAAGCGAAACTCAAGAAAGAGGTGACCGTTCAGGGCTAATGGATAAGAGAATTTTCGAGAATAAATTGCGTCGGGACGCGGGGCCGAAAGAGTTCGCGCTTACTGTGCACCCGACGATTGTAGTGGCCCATAAACGGAGAGAGAAAAATGGACCGAAGCAAAAACTCGCCAAACGGCGAGCACTCGCAGCAAGACTATTGGCAAGCCGCACAGGAAATGATGCGGGCCGGGGAGGAAGCAGCTCGCCTGCTGAACAGCCCGGTCTTCAACCTGGCGTACCGGGCTCAGATGGAGGACACGATCAACCAGTGGTTGACGTCCGAGCCGAAGGAAACCAACAAGCGGGACAGTCTGTACCACCAGGCCCAGGCGCAGGTAGCAATGGCGACCAGGATGCAGAGCTTCGTCGAGCAAGCAGAAATGCTGCGCGCCGAGCAAGATACAAAGCAAAGCGAGGAGCACAAGCGTAACGAGTACCTGGACACCCAGGGATTCGGAATCCAATAAACCCGGCAGGTTTACACACGAGTAGAGGAGTATTACCATGCCTATAGCACCACCGCAGGGCCAAGGCCCCGCAGCAGTATCTGGGGAAGCACCCCAGCAGTCGTTCAGAGAGCGCAAGGCCGCAGAACTCGCAGCAGAGAGCGGGACCCGGCGAGAGCAGGAAGGACGACCACCTACAGACCGTGAGAACCCGACTCGACGCGAGCGGACACCCTCCCAGCCTGCAGGATCAACTGAAGACTTCGAGGAGGACGGCCAGGACCTCGAAGCTGACGACGAGTACGAAGGAGACGACCAAGGCGATCTGTTCGAGGACCCCGACGAAGGGACACCCTCCGACGACGACGAGGAAGGCTACGAGGAAAGCGGCAAGTGGCAGAAGCGTTACCAGGATCTCCAGGCGGAATATACCCGCATGGCGCAGGAACGCGGAGAAATTACGGAGGAGCACTCGCAAGCGATGGGCGAGACTCTCCGTTTAAGGTTTGACCTGGAGGACCGCCTGAACGAGGCGGCTGGCAGGGCCGAGTATATGGCGAACGTGATGAGCGGCAACGCGAATCAGTACCGCAATATCAACTGGTCCCAGGTACCTGCGGAGCAACTGCCGCAGCTACAAGCCCAGGCTCAACAGGCACTAGCGATGGAGCAACAAGCCAAAGCCGCCTGGGAGCAGATCCAAGGTCAGCGCGAGGAAACGATGGCGCATGTGAAGCAGCGAGAAGCTGCCATTGCGAAGATTCGGCTCCGGCGCACGATCCCCAACTGGGGGAACGAGACCTACGCAAAACTCCGCGAGTTTGCAGTCAACCAGGGTATGCCCGTAAAGCAGTTCAACGACACCACCGATCCGGTGGTAATCGAGGCTCTGCATGCACTGATGACCCTGCGTACCGCCGGCAAAAACGTCCAGACGAAGTTTAAACGGAAGGCTCAGGCACCCCGCGGCAAAACAGGCCGTGTGTCCAGAGACGCCAGAGGACGATTTGCGGAAGTAGTGCCCAACCAACGTGGCACCTTCGCAGAGAAGGCCAGGCAGCGACTGGAGAGGGAAAGCAGGGGCCGTTGATCTTGTAATGGTTTATTTTTGGAGGGCATACCATGCCTGGTTTTGATACATACGAGCAGCTGCGCCAAGCAGAGGACGTTGTAGACGACATCTACAACATTTCACCCATCGACAACCCTGTTGCCTCGATGTCACGCACCACCCAGGCCACCGGTAAGATCCACGAGTGGACCCAGGACGTTCTCCAGCCTTCTGGCAAGAACGCTAAAGTGGAAGGCGCGGACGCCGGCGACGACGTGTCAGAGCCCGTCACTGAGCTGCAGAACTACTGCCAGATCATGGACAAAGTGGCTCAGGTAACCGGCACCCTGGAAGACGTCAAGAAGTACGGGCGTAATTCAGAAATGGCGTACCAGCTTGAGCTGCGTTACGGCGAGCTGGCCAATGACGAGGAGATGGCAATCGTCGGCGCACCTGGTGGTGCCCGCCAGACTGCTGTCGCCGGTGACGCGACTACTGCACGCGAGATGGCATCCATCTACGCCCAGGTGGACGCGGCCAACATCGTTGACGCTACTGGCGCGACCACGGTAGCGGACCTGGAGACTTTCCTCCTGGAAGCGCACCTGGCGACGTACACTGTGGGCGGCAACCCCGGCTACGCAGTGACCGATCCCCTGACCGCTGGCTACTTCGCCGGTTTTGCTCTGAGCGCAGGTCGCAACCGCGACATCCGCAACGACAAGATGCTGGTCAACGTGATCGACCTGTACGTCTCCACCTACGGTGAGCTGGATGTTGTTCTGGACCGTCAAATGTCCCAGGCCAACAACGCAATCCTG